CTGGGACATGCCTGTTGTCAAGATGCGAACACAGGGGTTCATCTCCTCATCCTTCTGCATCAAAGCTTGAACAGTCTGTGTAGATGTGAACATCTTCAGGGTAGTCCTGGTCACTCCTAGGACAGAGAACCCGAGAATGTCCGACAAAAGGACAGGATTAAAGGGCTTGCATGACACCAGATGACGACGAATGACATCCTCATACCCATTGAGAGACAGATCCATTAGTTCTCTCACCTCACGATTGGTAGCCATTCCTCGAACTTTACTGATACTCTGCTTTAGGATGGACATCTCTGGTGTCCTCCCGGTGAGAAGAGGAAGGCTGTATGGATCATCCAACAGTCGGGTAAGGTCAGGTCTCTTCTCCATCCATCTCCCAGAGCTTAGCGATGAGTTGATCCTCCGGATCAAGGGGCTCTTGTCACTGGCAATTTTCAGGGAGGCCACAGCTTTGCCTAAAGGGTCATGACCTCCCTTGTAGATGAATCCCATCGTGTGTCCAATAGGAAGGCCTCCCATCTCACCCGGATATAGAAGGAGACAAAGGATGGTGTTGGGAGTCATCTTCTCCTGTGCGTTTTTCGGAAGATACAGAGTTTCCACCGGTCTCCTCTTACCCAAGTTGTCTAGGTAAAGGACCAAATGTAAATATTGAAGGACCTGTGCATCGAATGGGCGTTTCATTCTTTCACTCGCTGCTAAGCATTGTCCTGCTATAGCTCCTGCCGAGTTAATGATAGAGGGGAAGTCAGATGCACTATGAGGGAAGATTCTGCTACAGGCCTTGATGGATGTATAATGCTCGCATCCTTCTATCCAGATGTCCTTGCTGTAGGTGATAACCTTTGTTGAATGAAGGCATTCATCAAGGTTGAGCTCATGACCTGCCCAGCGACATTCATCCCGCGCAGCCTCAGCAATCCTGGTAGCAATCGTGGACACCCCTCGAGGGACAGTTTTTGACATTGCATCAGGGATAGTTGTTATATAAATTTGATTGTCTGCCTGACCGATGGTGTAGTAGCTCAGCCCAAATCTCTGCATTGCGAGATCAAACATTGAATAAGTTGGACAAGACCATACTTTCTGCGCCAGCCCTTCTATCCCAGCGTCATGATCTTTCCACAAAACCGAGTCCTCATGACGGCGCTGGAAAGCACCCTCAACCATGGCCAGATCCCCGTGGGTAGGCGGACAATCCCTTACCCTTACCGACATAATGCACTCTTTGAAGAAATGGTGGATTACAGTGAATGCCCCAGGGAGATCAAACATGTCCTCAATATCATATCCAATTGGGTCCACCAGTTCATCATGGAAATGCCCATTCCATCCTGTCAGGTCAAACTCACCATACAATTTGGTAGACCCTCG